TAGCCAACATAACGTGGCAATCAATTATTAATATATATTTACCATGAGCGTGTTCTACTATATCGTATTTGTTAAAGCTTGAACAGCGATCTCTTTTTTCTATATACCTGCCCTTGTTTTTCATCCCATTATTGACGAACTTCTTAGTTTCTTTACCATGCTCACTGTCTGGATTGTTATCTAATACTAAAATTTCCACCTCGCTAGTTTTAACGAGGTCGTGATACATCCTGAGACTCTGGCAGGAGAAAACAACGCCATTGTAGTCGTCGTAGCAGGCCATTCCTATGGTTAATGTTTTATCCGGGTGCTTCATAAAAACCTACATCAAATCCTTCCCTAGTACAGTCTTGAACTGTTTTTTCCATACCATGCTCTTTTATGTGGTTCTCTATATAAATACACATATTCTGGTCTGTGTCGCGCCAATTCGTCTTGCAAAAATGACACAATCTGGTGCATTTCCAGTGCTTTCTTGAATGGTCTAGGGGTTTGGGGGCTATGAATCTTTTTTCGTCTTCTGGAGCGAAGCATATGCTAAACGGAGAGGGGTCAGGATCTCCATCTTTGTCCTTATAAAAGAATATACTCATAATCCTGTTAGGAAACTCAGGATATAGCTTAGATATTGCATAATAATATAGAAGCAGTTGAGGATCAGTTTCTAGTTTTTTATAATCTTTTACCTCTCCCGTAGCCCAATCCATTCTCCTGCCCGTTTTCCAATCAACAACTTCTATAGTTTCGTCGTTAATCTTAGTGACAAGATCTATTGTACCCTTAATTGCCAATTGTCCCTGAACAACCTCTCCGTCCCTCTCGTACTCAAACTTAGCCCAATCTTCTTCAATTGGAATGTCAAAGTGAGGCTCTGGGAAGTGTATATTTCTTAGCCTTGGGTCAAACTGTCGGTCGCTATGGTTGAGAAAACACCATGCTGTTGTAGCTATTTCTTCTCTATCTTTAGTAGTAAATTTATGTGGCGAATTTTTGGAATAGGAATCTATACTTAGATCAATTAATTGATTTACTAAATCGTCTGTATACAGTTCTTCTTTCTTACATTTAAATTTACCTATAGCATCATCATCAACTTTTAAAAATTTTACTTTAGGCTTGTCTTGTTCATATTTTTTCAGACCCGCCAAGACTTCCATGACTTTATGAACCATCGTTCCCATGTCAGCCTTTTTACCACTTTTGGATTGATAACCAAGAACATATGTCATGAAGTACTGCATTTGACAGTAAGCATAATTATTGTAACTTGAAGATCTAATATAGGTTACTAGCATGTGTTTCACTCCATATATGTTTATGTTCTTCTAAAATTTTAATTAAATCAGCAACGTTGGTATGATTATCTATAGTGTAGTCAAATTTAGACCAATCAAAGTTTTCAGGATCTAAAGCAGATTCACATCTATGATTGTCTGAATATATATCTCTTGTTAATCTTATAACTATGCCACCAGCTTTATGTATAGCATCAATCTCGTTAGGAAATCTTACGTCTGGTATCAACGAGACAGAAGGCTGTTCCTGCTTGATAACCTTTAGCGTATAGTCTACCCACACACTATCTTTTATTGACCTCATAACGTCTGTGCCGAAATATTGAAGGAACTCTCTAGCTGTCATATTTATGTCTTCTAAAACATCCTTGCCTTTAAGTGCTGATCCTTGGGCAGCATATGGAGTTTTAGTATTTTTGTCTTCATCAGTGCCATATACTTGACTAGGACTGAGATCAAATAAATTGACACACAATTCCTTTAAGGGGTCTGCAAAGTGGTATAGTTTAACATGAGGCCACAGTTCTTGTTCTGCATAGGATACAAAGTCTACATCTTTTCTCGTAATGTCGAATATGCCCCAGCCCTTTTCTCCATTACCGTTTAAGGTCTCTACCTCTAGTTGGCCCTTGTTACTAATATCAAAGTCTGAAACCATGTTAAGATTCTTAATGATACAGCCTGTGATATAATTAGCTACTGTGTTTTTACCAGCCTGCTTTCTTCCAGATATTCCAATGATTTTCATTAGTATGTACCTTTCAACTTGCTAAGTATGTCTTTCTTGATTTTATAAACAGACATGTCTCCAACATCTTTATCTGACAACTTTGGAAAAGTCAGCTTATACATTCTTCCAAATTCTCTTTGCATCTGCACCCTCGCTTCTCTGCCCGCTTGATCATTGTCCATTAATACTATCAGATGTGTCACGGATAGCTTTTTAATTTTATTTGCCTGCTCTTTAGATATGCTTTTACCAAATATACTTACTGCGTTCCTAACGCCCGCTTCATGTAGTTTCCACACATCCCCCTGTCCTTCTAGAACATAAAGACAAGACGTTTCTTCCGCTTTCTTTACTGCTCTGTGATAATTGTAGAAATAACTTCTTTTATTAAACCCCTTTGGCGATATTAAAAACTTTGGCATACGATATTCTTTTATAGATCTTCCTATCATCCCAACTAATGATTCTCCATCATCGTTATGTATGGGTATAACAGACCTTTCTTTCATTATACCTTGTTCGTAGCAATCTCCCACGTCAAAATAATTTAATGTTGATTTTTTGAACCCTCTGCCAATAAAGTATTCTGAAGGTTTACTAAGTTGGTACTCCATGTCTATAGGCTTGTCTTGTGTGCATGTGCAGGTCTGATTCATGAATTTAATTATGCTAGCAAAGTCTCCATCTTCATCTTCTGTTATCTTAACATCTTGGTTGCTGTGAGTTGAGCTGATATTAAACTCTTCTCTGATCCATTTCAAGACATCCTTAAATGTTGCATTGGTTCCAGTTTTATTAGATAGTGTGCCTTGTATTAGTCCAAATATGTCATTATGATGTTCTTGTTGGCAATCTCTAGTCCAGCATTTCCATATGCCTTTTTCTGGCGAAAACGAAAATGCTCTTGGGTTATCGCTATCCTCATGAACTGGACATGTTGAGTATATATTGTCATTAAAGACTTCACACTTCATGCCTAGCTTTTTAAATACAGCTTCAGCGTTATTGTTCAGTTTCTTCTTGATCTGCTGTAAGTTCATTGGCTACTTTTTTAATAGAGTCATTGTCCACTAATCCTGTATCTCCAACAGGTTGATTTTTAAATTCATTCCTAGTTCTTAATTCTGATAGCTTGGCGTGTGCGCCTTGCATCTGCATATTAATGTAGTCTCCATCATCCATACCAGCCCCATGTCGTGATACGATTGGTACTAGCTTTCTATTGCCAGCTTGAGGCCCATCTTCTGCCAACTCTTCTGCGGATTTAGACTTAAATATGCTAAAGGATGTACACAACCATATCAAACGGTCTGACCCACTTACAGCATCTGTGCTTTCCTTAGTGATGCCATCTCTGTTTAATTGCACAAAGGATAGACATGGTATGTCTAGCTTTACGCATAAATTATGCAGAGAAGTTATTTGAAACCCCAAGGCTTGGTACTCTTGCAAGTTGTTGTTAATAGAAGATGAAGACATAAGTTTTAGGTAGTCGTAAACAACTACGCAATCATTTGTTTTCCCTGTTTCGTCTGTCTTCACCTCCTGTACAATCCATCTTTTAATTATGTTTAATATCTGCTCAAATGGCTTTCCAGCTACACTTACATAGCTATATGGTATGGTAGATAATTTTTCCACCGCCATTTGCACCTTTTCATTCTTGATAGAATCCTCTGTGAATTTACCAGTTGCTACTTCATTTATAGGTACGCCACTGATGTTGGCAATTAATCTATTAAGATGATCCTCTTTAGACATCTCGGTGTCTAGCACTAAGACGGGTATTCCCGTGGAAGATACGTTAAGGGCAACATTATCAGCGAATACTGATTTACCAACTTTTGGTCTTGCAGATACAAGGTCAACGCACTTTCTTCTAAGACCACCCCCAATGGCTTCGTCATATCTAGGGAATCCCGTGGGTATACCAATGATATCGCATTTATTTTCTTCGAGGAATTTGACATAATCTTCTACACCCTCTCCTATTTTTTCTGGGTTCTCTCCACCATCGTCTTCTCTCAGGAAATCTGTAACTGGATTTTCAAGTATCTGTATAATATCATTGACACTTTCTGTTCCATTTACTTTATCCACATCTTTGTGAATCTTCATTGTTAGCTTTTTAATTTTGCGAGCAAATTCAAACTTTTTTATTTGCACAGCAAAGCTAAATATATTTTGCTGACTCACTGGAAAATCGTACAGAGATTTTATATAGCTTAGTTCCTGCTTTGTACTAATTTGTTCAATGCAGTTTAACTGTTCTGCTGAAGCTAATAGAGTCGCTATATCTGGAACTTGGTCATTAGATATGATATCATCTATACATCTATAGATAATCTTATTATTCTTATTACCAAAGCTATCTACTGATATTAGATCTGAAACTGCAACGTATGCATCAATCCCGTACTGTAGCAAGCCAGCTAGTACGGCTCTTTCAGATCCAACGTCTAAAAGTTTTTGTTCCATTATTTATTACCTGAACACCTATCGCAGCGATAAAACTCACCATGAACCAGCGATGCGTTTACTTTGCTTTTATTTCCACAAACGTGACATATTACTTCTTTCATTGCTGGAGGCTTTCTATTTCTGGGCGTAGGCTTAATGTCTGGAGTCTCTACCTCTTTACCTCTGCACTCTCCTTGGTCAATCCATGTGTTCTTTCCAGCACGTACTGGACTTCTTCTCTTTGAAACTAAAGCTTCATTTGGCTTCATGCTAAAATCACCATCAACTGCTTGCGATACGGGTTCTTCGTGTTGCCACCTAGAGCCATCTATGAAAGGAGGATGTGTAGTAAGAGGCTTATCTGAAACCTCTGGTTCAAAACTACCTCCAGATAATGCTTTCAATAAAGCCTGCCTTTGTTCTTCTGTCAACGTTTTTATAAACTCATCCATACTCATGATCTTTTCCCCTTTTCCATTAGAATGTCTGCTTTACGCTTTAGCTCATATACTTTACCTTCAAGCGACTGAACTCTTGCTTCAGCAATTTCTCTATAGTGATCAATAGCTGCCGCATACTCATCATTCATTACAATTAGTTGTCTTCTCATGTCGTGTTTTGTGTAGGGGTTGAATTCATTTATATTTTTAGCTACCATTTTATCTAGCTTGTCGCTACACCAGCCAAGTGCAATTTTTTGCATGTTCAATTCATCTTGCAAAAATGTAGAGTAACTGTAGAGCGTATACGACCAAGTAAAACATTCTTCTTGGGTAAGTGACTTAATAGTTTGCATGTCAGCATCAGCCGCTGCTGTCCATTCGTCGTTAAAATTTTTATTAAACCTAGCATGACTAGCATTCAAGAAGTCATCAATCATAGCTTTCAAGTCAGCCAACTGCTCACTAGCCGTTTTCAATTTGGTCTCTCCATTGCTCATCTGAATCAGAGTACTTCAATACTATTATATCAATTTTGTTCAATTCGCACCACGATATTTTATCTTCATCTTTTGCTTTTGCTATGGCAAAGTCTGCTTTATTCTTGTGAAAGAATGGCGTATACTTATAATGTTGCTGCCCATGAACTTCTATAGCTAGCATAATTTGTGGTATATAAAAATCTAAATACAACACACCTTTTCTGTGGCTCGCTGTACTTCCCGGTAATTTAACTTCTTCAAGTATTCTATAACTATGGAAGATAGTCTTCAAGAGTTTTCTTGCGCGAACGTATTTATACCAGTAACTCTCATTCAATAGTCCTATCATAAGTTTAGCTAGAATAACTCCAGCAGCAATCTCTAAAACATCAATTATATTCATTTTTTAACTTCCGTGCTGCCCCTAGTATTTTTAGGCACGTAGGGGCAGTTTTTGCATCCACTACCACAGCAGACACCTCTGCTTAGTAAGTATTCTTTACTTAGTGGTTTAGTCAATGCTTCCTACTTCTCTACCATTACGAGTAATTGCACCAGCAAATACCCTCAAGTCCACATTATCATTAATAGTTCTGGTTGAACCGTCTGCATACACAGTGTTCATAACGCCGGGGTGCATACTATATGCTTCGCCGTCATTAATAACATTAAATGGAACATTACCAGCACAGTTCTTACATTTATCCCCATTAGCGTCAACACCGTGTAGTTTAAATGGCCCAAGACTATCAGCCCAGCCAATACATTGATTAGTACCACCAGTAGCAGTTTTACCGTTACTAGCCTTATATGTATCAGGTCTACTTGCACACTCTACAATCATAAGAGTGTTAGAAAAACCATCTACAATTTCCTGTTCTTTAGTTACTTTATCTTTGATCAAGCAACCGTCATCATTAGTTTTACTAGCATAAGGATCGCTACCAGCAGGAAAGATCTTATCTTTTACACCAGTAAAAGTTTCATAGTCTGTATAACCAAGATTATTAGGATTTAAACTTGGTGCAGCACTATC